TTTAATGGGACTCCAATCACAACAATCTGTTACAAGTCGTATGATTGGGATGAAATATACTGATTCCAAGATATTAGCGTTAACAGGGCAATATTACCGTAAGGGAGTTTCAGACATGCCAGATCCTACCAGGTTGGTGCGGTCGACGGTTCCAAAAGTCCATTGGCCTATAGCCACTGAAGCTGAACAACCCGAGGTTAGTAGTCGGCAGTATTCAGCACCACTCGTAACTGATCATAATTTGATGCCTATGATCAAAAGGTGGGAAGCAATGTCATTGTCAATCGACAGAAGGGTGACCTTTTATAAAAATGATAAGGTTCCAAACAAGAAAATTCAAGCTTATGCCGTAGAATTTGCGAAATTGGTTGTTCCTGTGGCACATGAAGGTGTGCCATATACCTTGGAGGAAACAGCAATGCTCCTTGATAAACCGTCGCAGGTTTTGGCTACTAAGCAAGTTTGGGAAACTGTCGAAATGGCGCCTCAAAAGAAAATTGAAGCTTTCATGAAGAACGAAGCTTGTATGAAGTCTGCCAGGATTATATCATCTTATCCTGATATTCGATTTTTACTCCAGTTTTCACAATATACTTTGAAATATCGTGATGATGTATTACATAACGAACACAATAAGCATTGGTTTTGTCCTGGTAAGTCACCAGTTGAAATTGCCAAGTGTGTGATGGATTATGCTGCTGGAGTGGATGAAATTGGTGAGACTGATTTTGAGAATCTTGATGGAACAACATCTAAATGGTTGCAAATGCAAGTGTATGTTGCTTGCATGTTGCGCTATTACCATCCTGATTATCACTCCGTAATTCGTGAATATGCCAATTATTTACTTAGCATTCCAGCTTTTGCTAAGCGCTTCAATTTCAAGTATGAGCCCGGTGAGGGAGTTAAAAGTGGGAACCCAGCCACTTGTGACGGTAATACTCATACTGATGGTTTTGAGGAATATTGTTGCATCCGAGAGACATTCTTACATTTAACACCATTTGAATGTTTCTGCCTAATTGGTCCCAAATTTGGTGATGATGGATTAACTCGGAAAGAACTTAAACGAGCCCATACAAAAGTTTGTGACCAATTGGGATTGCGTATGAAATTTGAGACTTGCTTGCCTGATACCGGCGTAACCTTTTTAGCAAGGGTGTACGTCGATCCTTGGACAACCAGTACGACAATGCAGGATCCACTTCGAACTTGGAGAAAACTGCATCTCACTACTAGAGACCCTAATGTTCCTTTGGAAACAGCTGCCTTAGATCGACTGGATGGTTACATGGTTACTGATCGGTTTACACCGATAACTAGTGATTATTGTCAAATGATCCAGCGTAGTTTCACTGTAAAGGTGGCTGAGGATACCAAGAGAAACCAGAGGTTGTCAAAAGATCGTGAGAAAACGTACTGGTTGACCCAAGGTGGCGCTTGGCCCCAGGATCCGAATGATTATGATTTGATGTTTAATTGCATTTTAGCCCGAACTGGATTCGATAAGGAAGTTTTAGACGAATTCAGGTTGCATTTACAACAGCTTAATAATCCCTGGGAGCTCCGTTCCCTCAATCGAAACGAAGAGCCCTGTCCATATAAAGACACACTCGATGAGGATGCTTTGCCGACGGAGCCTTTGGACGCTCGTCAAATACAAGAAGATGTTGAAAGTAAGCATTTACGAGCAAACCCTGAGACTACCCGAACGAGTCGCAGAGAAAATCAATCCCCTGGTGGAGGAGCTTCGCCTTCTAGAGGTAGAAGACGAGGCAATCCACAGGGATTTGCTAAATTTCCAAGCCTGCCTAAGAGCAGTGAACGAAAAGTTGGAAAGGGCGGTAACGGCACTAACTTTAAAACCACGGTTGGTGCTAGCACTGAAAGGAGAACCAATTCCTCCAAGCAGCCAATACCGTCTGGAGCAAATAAAAGCCCTCAAGCAGGCCCTTCAGGTATTAGAAGACCAACAGGAAATTCAGGTGCAGGAACCGCACAACGTAAACCTGTAATAAC